ATGGAAAAATACATATTAGAGAAGTATGACATATTGGTGGTGACCAATCCCAACGGACAACATATTGTAGAGTTCAGAGTGGGGGATGATCTTCAAGGATCACTTACGTATAAGAAATTATTGTATAACTACAAAGGAACTCCCCAATACCAACTCCTGTTCCACAATATGTCCAACATCATCGGGGACCTATTCAATAACAAGATCATAACCGAACAAGATATGGACCTAACCGACAGGACCATCCGTGAGTTATGTATTAAAATTCTAAATGATGTGTAAGGTCGGGGATCTAATTAAACTTTTTTAACCCCCATTCTGAGGAAAACCCTATACACTTTTTACCAAACCCCATACATTATAAAGGTTTTTAATATGTAATGGAACCATACCTTTTTTAACAAAAAAGATATGGTCCCCCAATATAAAGATACAAACCCAATCCCACAATACCAAACCTTTAACAAAATTTAACATATGGGGGTGGGGGATATATATAATAGTTTATAATACATAACCCCCTATACCTGACCCCCTTACACCCCCCATAGATGGGGGTCCCCCCCTCCGTATCCCCCCTATATAGTGTTAAAAAATGTTAAAAATGGGGGGACAATCCCTTAAATGAAATTTATATAAGTTGACCCCCATATCTAAATGTGGTCCATATGTCTGATAAAAATTTCTGGAAAAATTTTGGGAAACTGACCCCCCATCCTGAATTAGGTCCAAAAAGTGAAATAAAAATTTTGGGAAAAAATTTGGAAAATGTGGAATGGGTTGTTAATATTTATATTTAAAAGAAAATTATGAGCAAAGAAATGAGAAAACACATAGACACTTTCAAACAAAGAATTTTGAAAGAAAATGAAGAATTTAATGAAAACGACACAACGGAATATCTTGATTGTTTGGATTCACTTAAAAAAGTTAATAATGGAATACATAGACAGGAAGTAATTCATTGGTTTAATGAGAATGAAATAGATTACTTTAATATGACTGACTTGGATATGTATATTTACTATATTATGGAAAATGCAGGTAGGTAAAAATATTGTGTATAACGTCCGATGATAAACAATCGTTTTAATGTTGTTTATCATTTGTTAGGTTTTGTCATTAATTTGTTTTACCTTTGAAAAAAAATATAAAAATATGGAAAATAAACGAAAAGAAGAAATTATCAAAAAATGGGAAGAAAGTGGTCTATTAGACGGACTTACTGAAATGGATAAAGACCACCCAATGTTGAAAGTTATGGAGTTAATTGGAAAACAAAAAATAAACGAACTTCCAGATGTGAAACCAATGGACGATTCAAAACAAATTAATGATTGAACCTAACTACTTTATTGAAGAACATTTTTATCTCTTATCCACCAAATTATATTAAATAAGGTTCAAACCCCATCTTGATAATTCAGGTGGGGGTTTTTATATTTGGTGATATGGAACATAATGATGAAATTCAAAGATTGGAAGGTGAGATTTTTGAACTTAGGGATGAGTTAAGAAGGACCATTGATCGGGAGGTTATTTATAAGGAGATATTATCTGAGATCAATAATTCCGTTAATGAGGTGATAAGTAGGGATGAGGAGAACATCCGGTTTAAGTTTGATGAGGTTGTTGACTTCAAGGGATTTGTTCATAATTTGAAGGATGTGATTTTGGAGTACAGAAGAATATATCGGAATATTGATTTTTAATTTGGCAATATGGATTTTGTTTATTACCTTTGTGGTGTTAAGTTAAATAAGTGATATGAAAACAGGAAAAAGAATTCTTCCCCGAACCTTTGGTTGTGTGCTCTTGATGACAATTATTTTTTATGGTTGTGATGTGAAGGAGGTTGAACACCGCAAATGTCGGTTGGATGTTAGAAATGGAAGTGGATGGTCTAGTGGTGGTTCGGTTGTTGAGTGTGATAGTTTTCAAATGTATGGAACAAGGAAAGCATCCGCTTGGGTTGATGGTGTTAAAATGGATATCGTAGCCGATGATGTGATATATCCTGGGGTACGATAAATATATGGTCAGGTGGCGGAATTGGGAACAATTCAATGGGCTATTAAGGATGCTGGTAACGGTAGATAGTGAGTTCTTTAATACAGGTTCGAGTCCTGTTCTGACTGCTAAAGATAAAAGTTATGAAAAAAATGTTATTTGCCCTATCCTTAGCTTCAGCAATGATTATCTTAACATTATTGCTTGCATTTTGTATAGTATACTAAAAACAAATAGTCAGGTGGCGGAATGGTAGACGCACATCGGCAGGTGATTTAGTTTGAGGATACAGCTGCAGTCGAGGTCACAAACATATACAAATACAGGTTCGAATCCTGTCCTGACTACAAACAAAAATAAAATGTATGGAAATTAATGAGTTTGAGCCGATATTGGCAAAGATATCCCACATTACTGACTTGGGGACATCTTCTTGGTATGAGGTTGTATATTTTAGTGATGGTTGGAGATCCTATTTTGAAAGTAAGACCTTTGAGGATGGTGAGACTGTTGTTGAATGGAAATATTGTAAGGATTGTTTTTGAAAAATTTTTTAACAACCTTCGGTTAAAATCCCCCAACCCCCTTTTTTGATTTGACAATGAAAAAATTGATGATTATAATTATTAAAAACAAAATATTATGAAGTTAAATGTTTATTCTACCGAGTCGTATTGCACTTGGATTGTTAGAGAACCGATTGAGGTTGACACCGATAATTATCCTGAATTGGCGGGAATGACCGAAGATGAGATCAAGGAACACATTCGTTATAATTCGAGTGATATGAAACCAATGAATGGTGAATATTACGATTCCCTACATCAGGAGTTGATGGATTCCGATATTCGTCGTGATAAAATTAGCAACGAAGATTGGGGAATCATATTTGATGGTGAATAACCTTATTAAACCCTGATCTTCGGATTGGGGTTTTTTGTTTTTGGGTATATTTATCATTATGAAAGTTAGATTAACTGAAGATGAATTGATTGGATTGATAAAAAAGGTTATCAATGAACAAGAAGCCACCAAAGATGAACTGATGGCTTGGTCATGGCTTTTAAGACGATCCAACGATAATGAAATAATGAACCATCTTAGAGATATTGTTGGGGAGGGATCGTATGAGATAAACCCTTGTGATTATTTGGGTGAGTATTCCAAATATTTGGAAGAGGTGATTAAATCTAGTGTTGTCACATTTATGTATTCTTATGATCCTTTGGATAAAGCGTACGGAAGTGAGTGGCTTCAGGATAAGATGTATTATTTTATCGAACTTAGATTTGGTAATATGATTGAAGACTATTATTTTGATGAAATCTCAACTTTTTGTGATGAATAATTCTTTCATTTTTGATAATATTTATAACTAAAAACGAAATATGAAAAAAACAATTAGATTGACGGAATCCGATTTGATTAGATTGGTTAAACGTGTTGTTAATGAACAAGAAGAAGGGTATGAAGACTTCAAAGATGATATTAATCATTTTTTCCCTGATGCTGATTGGGCTGGAGATGGTGATGACTCAGTAATATTCATAGATAACGGGATGATGACTCCGTATGTTGGATATTACCGCCCAACGAGAACCGTGGAGGCAAGTCGTTTATTTATGAATGAACTTCCATATGATGAACCGAGTTTCTATTCTTACATTAAACGGTGGGTTGAAGAGTCTTTGGATGTTGAAGTAGATACTGTAAATATGATAGATGGTTATGCGGCGAGGGCTCGTAGAACAAATAAACGACCCGTAAATCCCGAGATGTCATTATCTGAGTTTACAAAGAAATATGTGTCTTTGCAACGGACTTTGTTTAAAAAACTTGATGCTCCGTTTAATATTGAAAAAAGTAAGATGGACGCCAAAGAGACATTTGAGAGAGAACCTGGAAAACTTAAAGAAATTATTAATAAAATGAGTGAAATACTTAAGTTTGTATAACACGTTTCTAAAATATTTTATAACCCCGATCCTTTGATTGGGGTTTTTTATATGTTATATTTGCATCATGAGATATCTTCTTAATACTTATGGGTGGAATGCTGATTTTATTGGTAAAACCCTATCTGATCGTGAGGTTAATTTTATCAATCGTTTTATGGAAGAAAACGGGATTGATGATGTTGGTGAAATTCGTTTTGATTTGGAAACCTTTGATGTGTGGGATGGTGATGTCCTTCATATGACAAAACCTTTTGATAATGAAACAATGTTGTTTGAGGTCCTGGATGAAAATGGATTATTGATTTTGGAATTCGGAATTGAAGACATTGTGAAAAATGAAAATGTGGAACCTGACGATTATGAGGTTTTCCCTTCCGAAAATTCTTCTGTCTATTTTAGCGTCGATGAATTCAAGGGTGGAATCTTTTCATATGAGTTTGAATCTGATGATGTCCCCAAATCAGATGACTTTACATATTTGAAATCATCCGTATTAACCCCCGATGTTGAATGGGGAATTATTGATAAGATCTATTATCAAGGTAATGAATTGGAAGTACTTGATCATTTGGATTGTATGGGAAAATCGGCAACCGTTAAAATATATCATTGGGAAGAATAATTTTGAAAATTGGTTTATATTTATCATTATGAATAGAATGATGGTTAACGATATGAATGCAAGTGAAGCCATGAATTTTCTGATCGAAAATTCTGGTGTTAGACTCGATGATATTATATGTGATTTTGGTCCGTCTGATGGTGGTCCGTATTCTGAGATTGAGTGGGATGAAAATTATGCTCTTTATCGTGTTCGTTGGAAAGTTAATCCCGAATAAAATATTCTTTTCTTAATCTGAATATATTTATATAAAAAACGTTAGTTATGAAAAAAGTTATTACATTGACCGAATCCGATTTGGTTAGATTAGTTAAGAAAGTTATCTTAGAACAAAATAGATCCTTGGTTGGTATGTCAGGTTTTGTGTCTGAACAAGCAAATGAAAATGAAAAGTTCGGCAAAAAATTGGCTGACCTATATTCAAAAAATAAGATGGGTGCGAAACAGTGGTTCAAAACGAATAAAAACACGGCAATAATTGATGCGATTGAAAGATCAATCAAAATGAACGATTTCAAATCATTGGGTGATGTTTATTCAAAAAATCCTATAGCCAAACGTTTTATGAAAGAAATGTCCAAGTAATTATTTGGTTAAAAATTATCGACCCTGATCTTCGGATTGGGGTTTTTTGTTTTTTGTGGTATTTATCTATATGGAATTAAAAATGACATCTGATCAGATATATTCGTTGTTTTGTAAATTTATGGACGCGGCATATAAAAAGTATGAATGGGAAAAGAAAATTATTCAAGGGTCTAAAACTGCTATATTATATCAACATGGTTATTCATTTTCATTTTCTAATTCTGAAAAAAACAATACTGTTTTGAGTTTTTATCATTTAACTCTTGGTAAAGGACCTTTTGGAATTACTAGTGATCGGTTATTTATTACGAATGAGTTTGTTAATGATTTGAAACGATATATACCAGTAAATGAAGATCTTATTATTGAATTTATAGTAAAATGGGTTGAAGAAAAGTTGAATGTAAAGGTAGAAAAAATTAATAAAACACCGGCAAAATTATCATAATGAAAGTATCGGTATTAGAACAACAAGTATTTAAATTAATTGATTTATTTATTAAATCTAATTATGCGGATTATTCATGGAATAAAAAAGGTAATTTTTATGTTTTTGAAAACCAAAAAGGTGAAAGTATTGTAGAATATGAAGAACATTATGAAGGTAAGAAAAACTTTCTATATATTAATGAATCATTTTATGAAATACTTAAACAATTTATTCCTTTTGATAGAGAAAGACTATATGATGCGTTAGCAAAATGGGTCGAGAAGGTGTTAGATTTAAGGGTAGGTATGGTTCTACCATCAAATATATTAAGATTTATTAGAATATGAATGTTAAATTAAATGACGACCAAATATACACCCTATTGTCATTATATATTGACAAATTATATAAAAGTAATGGTTCTCGTTGGGTTGAACCTCAAAATGAAACAAGATTTCAAAATTTATTTTTGGACAAAAATAATGTGGCATTGATGGGGTACAACCCAAAATACGAAACGTTTAAATTTAATCCCGAATTTACCAAATCTATAGAAAATTCCATTCCCATTAGATGGGAAACTATTATAAGACACTTGATAGAATGGATTAAATCCGAATTAAACATCACACCGATCCAACGTCACACAGAATTTAATTTCTTGTTGGATGATATACCTTATGATTTATGAAAAAAGTTGTTGTTAATATTGACCAATTGTCTGTAGTGTTAGAGAGGTTCTTTGATATGACTTTTCCTGAGAAGAATTACAAGTGGGTTCCAGTTGAGGGAGAGGTAATGTTTTTTATTAATAAAACAGATGATTATAAAATGATATATGTTTCGTTAAATTCCTCCGGTTGGCGTTCGAATGTTATGTATTTTGATGAAAAATTTATGATAACTGTTGAAGAATTTTTTCCTGTTGATGAAAAAACTCTTTTACAAGCACTTAAGAAGGTTATTTTTAAGAAGCTTAACCTCAGTGGAATATATTCTGTAAGTGCGGCATATCTAAATCAAGATTGATTCAACTTTTTAATTACAAAGAATATTTATTGTTATGAAAAAAATTATAAAACTTACCGAATCTGAGTTGGTCCGTCTGATCAAAAAAGTAATAACCGAAGCATATGATGAGGATGCTTACAATAAAGTATTAGATCTATATAATGAAAAAGGTTTTGACGCATTATCTGAAGAAGAACAATTATATCTAATATCAGGTGGTAAAACAGATATACCATCATCATTAATTGATAATGATGAAGAAGAGGAAGTTAGTTATGATCCCGATCAACGTTATAAAACTCAGGAGGTTAGTCCTGATAACGAAAGTTTTGGATTCTATGTAACCGCATTAATTAAAATGTATGATGGTGAAGTAGATAAAGAAAGTTTGAGAGGATCTGCAAGTGGTTTTGATAGTATTCTTGTGAAGTTTCCTTTTAATTCTGAATTGTACGAAACTTTGTTCAAATTAATTAACGAACTTCCTGAAGAAAGTGAAGTTGATATGGACTATACTAATGATGAGATTTTTCTATATCTACCAAAAGAATTTAGAGGATTATTTTGATTTTTTAATCTTTTTCTTAATTAGATCCATCGCTTCAATCGCTTCAGTGTTATCCTTTACAATAACCTTTTTGGTTTTTGGTGGTAATACCATCGCTGAAACAACAACTCCTGTGTCATTAGGATCATAATATGATGTCGTAACTTTTTCAATTGTCTGAAGTTGTTTGTTGTTATGAGTTTTCATAATTCTCTGAACAGAGTCAATCATTTTCCAAATCTCTTGTTCTCTTGACATTATTTTATTCGTACAACCCATCTCACTTTCAATAATCCTTGTGTTTAATTTTGATAGTTGGCTTTGAGCCTCCACAACACTCTCTCTTGTGATTTGTAATTCAATCCTTAATGTACTGATAGTTTTTTTCATTTCTTCGGTCTCAGGATTTTTTGTTTTAATCAACGACAATCCGAGTTCCATTCCAACAAAAGCAAGAACAATAATTACCAAACCAAGTAATCGTTGTTTCATCGGGATATTTAATAATACTTGTGCAAACTCTTTAAACATATACATAAATATCTTCCATCCAAGAAGGAATATGTCCTGTTTTCCATTTTGCAAATTTTAATTTATCTCCGATATAATAATTCCGATATGATTGAACCACATCATCGACCTTATATTCATCAGGCATCGCTTTCGGCGGATCCGTAAATCCAAGATCAACAATCTCAGGTTTGTTTTCAATACACCATTCAATTACTTGTTGTGACTTGTGAGTTTTCCCGTATCTTTTGGTGTATTCATAACATAACTCTAACCCTAACTCACATAGATACAAGTAGTTAGTTAATGATTGACGAGACCATATAGCACAAGGGTGATTTTTGTGTGATAATTTATATGGGACATTTGGTGTTTCCTGTTCCGTGGCGTGATGTACACCGCACAATAATTGGGCAGTTTCCAAAATCATTTTCACAACGTGCTTATCACAATGATCTTCAGCACATTTTTTTACATCGTAGTCTAAAAAGAATATGTTCATATTGCTAAGGTAAGTAGAAATTTTGATTTCACAAACTATTTATGTTAATAATGTTACTTAAAATATGAATTTTGAAGATAAAACACCGGAAGAACTTACTATATTGGGGGATAAATTATCAACATTGGTTGTAAAACTTCTTTCTAATGATAAAAGAATTTATGATATCAAGATTAAAAATAATCTTGTGTTAGTTGCTGGTATTGGAAACGTTGAACAAAAAGTAATTCAATTATATTTTACTGACGAATATGATGTTAATGTAAAATCAGAATTTCGTAAAAGCATAAAAACTTATTTAGGTTTCGATCCCTATTCATTTGCCTGTCCAATTGATTTGGTGTATTTCAGGATATATTGGGAAAGATTCTAAAAAGATATTCCCTCTAAACATTGAGGGCTTAGGACCGGTTGCTGTTGCGACCAAATTAAAACCCCGATTCGCTACCGGGGTTTTTTTATTTGTTAAGGTTTGGAACTTTCAAAAATATGTTTTACCTTTGTCGTATGGAAAAACATTTTGGATTATCAAAAACTGACATTAACAAGTATATTGATGTCAATGCGGGATTAACCCCTTACATTTTGGAAGAACGTGAATTGCGAGCCACACAGATGGATGTATTTTCTCGTTTAATGAGAGATCGTATCATTTGGGTGTCAGGTCCTGTTGATCAGCATATGTCTGACATTGTCCAAGCCCAACTCCTTTATTTGGATTCCGTGGAAAAACGTGATATAACCCTTTATATCAATTCTCCGGGTGGTTCGGTGGTAGATGGTCTCGGAATAGTAGATCTAATGAATTACGTCAAATCTGACGTTTCTACGGTCAATATAGGAATGTGTGCCTCGATGGGTTCGGTTCTATTGTCATCGGGAACCAAAGGTAAGAGACATTCATTGATTCACGCTAAGGTAATGACACACCAAGTGTCTCACGGAATGAGGGGTAATGTCCAAGATACCCGAATCTCTCAAATGGAAGGTGAAAAATACAATTACATCTTATTTAAGATCTTATCTCAAAACACAGGAAAGAGTTTTGACGAGGTATTGAATGTATCAAGTCGTGATAAATGGTTTAATTCTGATGAAGCGGTTGAGTTTGGTTTGATTGATACGGTTATTGGATTGGAAACTAATCAATCCGTTACCTCTTTATTGGAAGGGTTTAATGAGTATTACCAAAAAGAGGTATTAAACCGATGAATCCTGTTACGACATATTTTATTATTGGTATTTTGTTCGGGTTTGTTGTTGAATGGTTGAATGACATTTATAAGGCAACAGACCCGTTCACTTGGCCGGAAAGATTGGCAATGATCGTGTTTTACCCTTTAATGATTATTGCTTGGATCATTATGTTAATTAAAAATAAAAATTTATGAAAAATTACCCAAGACCTAGTGAAAAATGGAACCACTATAAAGGTGGTGAGTATGAGATAATAACGTTGGCAGTACATACTGAAACACAAGAAACGATGGTTGTTTATAAATCATTGTTGTTTGGAACGATATATTGCCGACCGTTTTCAATATGGTATGATGTTGTTACTTGGGAAAATAGAAGAGTAACACGGTTTACAATTTTTGAAAATCAATAATATTTATTTTTGAGTCCTTGAACTTCCTCTATGATTATATTTTAAGTCCGGTAACAAATGAGGAACAGACGTTGGGTTGGTAAGGTCAAATAGATCTGAGATTGTCCCCGACAGATTCAAAAATGGTAAATATATAAGTTTTTCGTGGGTGAGATGCTGGGAAAATGAAGTTATTTGCTGAATATCTCCTAGAAGGACTTATTGTGCATATTTATATGGTATGAAAGTATTGATTACTGAAAATAAGATTAAACAAATCGCTTTTATGTTGTTGGATAAACATAAAGGTATCTTTATTCCTGACTTATTAGGAAATTCATTAGGACTTGATAAGTGGGAGTCTTTTAAAATGTATTTAGATTATTTGGATACAAAATATGATGGTGATCCACAAGTTTTTATTAATGGATTGAATGCTGAGTATGCGAATAAATGGGAAACAAGAACATTTTATGATGAAGATATTGAAACAAATTGTTCAATTAGATTTAAGATAAATAATTTTGGAATAGAACCTCGAGAATCTAGTAAAAGTAGATTTGAGTTAACCGCATCTGTGGATCTTGAATTATTAACAACGGAATGTTTTGAAGATTTTGTTTTTAACCCTGATGACGCAAGTGATGAGTTTTCTGATCACATTAATAGATTGGTTGGATGGCCTGTGGCGTATGTTGATGTAAATTTAATTGAACAATGAAAGTTAAAGTAACAGAAGATAAGTTATATCCTGTTTTCAAAAAATTTATGGAAACTCAGTTTAAGAATTATGAATGGAGAAAATATAGAAATGGTAATATTTGGTTTATAGATCCTGAAGAATATGGTCATTTGGGATTGAAAAATGAAAATTATTTATCAATCTATCGTGATATTATTGATCAAATTCTTCGCTACATTCCTATGGAAGTATCTATGTTAGAATCACTTATGGGTAGATGGGTTGGTGAAACCTTTCAAATTGAGGGTATAAACACCCAACAGTCACGTTTGACAAAGTTCTTTTGAGTTGGGGAGACCTTTCAAATTGAAATAAGATCTTCAGAATAATCCTTCAAAGTTAAATTATCCACCATCGGGATATGTAATTCACAATATGCCGATTTGGGTTCTCGTTTTTCACCCTTTTTAATATATTCAATAGGTTTATAACATTCTTTACATAACACAGTTAAACCACCGGTTCCACGATCACCCTTTAGGACATATTTTACTTCATTCATTTTTTTGATTTTCAAATAAATATGGTTATCTTTATGAAAAAAAAACAATGAAAGTACTTTTTTTAGATTTTGACGGAGTAATTTGTTTAGCATCAGAATGGGGATCGAGATATAATAAAAAAGGACACCATTCAAAGCATGAAAATGTTCATATGAGGTTTGACAATTTTAATAAAAAAGGATTGGTGGTTTTGAATTCAATAATTGATGAAACAGATTGTGAGATTGTTATTTCTTCAGATTGGAAGAACTGGGCGGATATTCACGACTTTGGACAATTGTTTGATTTTTGGGAGATAAAGAAAAAACCAATAGGTGTTACTGAAAGATATAATTCTGATATGGATACCACCGATGTATCAAAAATAGATCCTAATGAAATGTTAGAATATGAAAGGTGTTGTGAGATACGATATTGGTTAAAACAAAATCCACAAGTTACACATTGGGTCGCAGTAGATGACTTAGACTTAGGAACCAAACGTAAGTGGTATGAAGAAGGATATGAAAATGATTGGGGGTTAACAAACTTTGTTCACACACCAAAAGATAATGAGGGTATTAAACAATGTGGAGTAAAAACCAAGATTATAAAACTATTAAATAGACCACTTCCGAGATTTTCAACCATTGATTAACAATAGTTAATTAAAAAGTATTTATTAGTTATGGGTGAATTAGAATCTAGAATAAAATCAATGATTGGTATATTAAATGTAATTGGTAGAACAACATTTGAACAATTCAAATTAGGTAGAGAAGATACTTTGTTTGGATATGTTACCGCCAAATTTTCAAATTCATATTTTGATAATATGAATGATAGATATCATATGGTTTATGATTTGGAAATAACACCTAAAGATTATTTTATATCACCTGTGAATATCGCATTTGAAATATGGTCAAAAATTAAATCTTTTATTGAAATATTTGCGGCACTTGAATCAAATAGGTTAAGTGTTAGTGTTGTATATAACGATAAAGAATATATCTATGATTATTACCTGACAGATTCGTCGTTACCTGTATTATCAACCGATGGTATTTTTGAAAAAATGAAAGAGGTCGCTCAAGATACAATAAACCTACCTCTACCGTTTGAAGTTAATGTTGTTAACGTGGATTACACAGAAACATTTAACCGTTATACCGCATTAACATTGAGAATAACAATAAGATCCAAAATAAGTAGTAATGATTGGGATTTGGCGGAATATATTGGAGAGTTTAATAGTAGTTCATTTGGTGTTAGTAATAGGAAAGGATTATTTTCTGAATTACTGAATTTTCTTGAAGATGGTACTCTCACAGTAATTGATGATATTGAATTAACTCTTTTTAATTAAATGATATTTATAATAAATAAAAGGTTATGAGTAGAATAAAATTAACAGAATCTGAAAAAAATAATATACTGTCTCTTTATGAGAGAGAAGTTAAAACTGAGTTTAAGTCGGTTCTTTATGAACAAGCAACAACATCACTCAAAGATCGTGCTAAAGCGTCGGGTATTAATGATCCCGCATATTTCTTAGCATCAAAGACAACTCAAGCAATGGATACTAATGAGAAAGTGATTGCTACCGTATTTAACTTAGTTAAATCACCTAACGATTATAGAGAGTTGGATACTGATTTTGTGAAGTTTGAAAAACAAACCATTCAAACAATGTTAAATGGTGAAATGGAATCAGACAATCTTGCAGACGTAAAAAACTATGCCGCGATTTTAGGTAAAGCGGGTGTAAAATTAACATATCAAGTCGAAACCGATGCTTATGGTAATCAAGATTTGAAAACAGGATCAATAAAAATTGATTATACGTTGGGATCACAGAAACCCCAACAGAATACAAACCCTAAAACTAATCAACAAGCGGCAACTTTTGTACAGGCACCAACATTCCAAGAGGCGTGTCAAGGTACTAAAATAATACAATACGGTATGAAAGGTGAGTCTGTTGGGCAAGTTCAAACAATTATTGGATTAACCGGTGCTAAAAACGATAAGAAATTTGGTAACGAAACTCGTCAAGCGTTGATGAATTGGCAAAAGAAAAATGGTGTAACACCTGTAAGTGGTAAATTTGGAAAAACTAGTTGTGCCAAATATGGTGAGTTATTTAAAAAAGAAATTGGAATGAGTAATCCAAGTATGACTGATGATAATACTAGTGCTAGTGATATTGCGGCATTAAACACACCAAGTAACACCAATCAAAATTTGGCAAGTAATTCACCAAAAAGAACTACACCGTCTTCCAACAATTTAGATGATTAAAATAAATGAGCAAATTTATAATTTCCGAAAGTGAAAAAATACAAATTCTATCAATGTATATGATAGAACAGACAAACATTTCTCAATTCACTAGCGGATACACACAATCTACACAAGGAAGTACCGATATATCAAAATTAACTTCGGGTTATGGTCAAAAAACTAAAGGAACGGATATTGCGAGTTTAACCTCGGGATATAATCAAAAAACAAAAGGTACTGACATATCATCACTTACTTCGGGATATAAACAACCAGTCTCAGGAACTACGGACGTTTCAAATATCACAGGGTATAAGCAAGGTGAAAAACCAACCGAAGAGAAAATGGTTGCAGAACTAAGTTCTAGAGATTCACAAATGTTGTCATCTATATTTACAAAGATAACGGACGGAGTTAAGAACAACAAATTGGAAACAATTTATGATGGGATTTATAAAACGTATCCACAAATATTCAATAGACCGCAACTCAAAGAACTATATCAAAAATTGAATGATCTTTATAAGAGTGAAAGAACTACAAATAGGACGGATGTTAAATATAAAAAGAATTGGATTAATATTTTAAGAACAGATTTGGGTTATATAAGAAGAGTGGATAAATCATCACTTACTACAGATATTAATAATATAATTAAAACATTATGATATCGGCATATAAAATTTTTAAGATATTGCAACTCACTATAGACAAAGTCACATTTGGTGATGTTGATTATTATTTGAAAGATTTTATTGAAAAGGATACTTGGAGATCACATCCTGAGATTAGGTTAGTATTTGAGGCGGTACCGTTGGTAGATGATTTTATAATTAAGGTTGATCGCGTTGGTGAGTATATAGAACAACAGTATGAATTTTATGTTAATAGTATATTTGATAATTTAATGTTTTATGAACGAGGTAAAACATTTGGAATGATCGATATTGAAATTAGATATGGTGATTTAGTATTTCCTTGGAATGGTGACTGTTGTTGTGAGTTATATCAAAGTCCTGAATTTAGAAATAAGGTGGATAGATTAGCACAAAAAGTAGATACTCTGAGAGATAATGATAAGGAATTAACTGTATCAATAGAATCTATGGATATTAGCATGATGTATTGTGATATTTATTATGTGATACGAGGTATTTTTAGAAAAGGTAAAAACGTTGATTTTTGGGATGAATTCTTACCTGATTATGCGTGGCACGACCAACATAAAATTGATTTTCACGAGGTGTTCGAATATATAGAAAATAAAGGTATGGGTTACATATATTTAGATGATATTAAACTAAGGGAATGAAAAATAAAATTGGTATTTTAAGTAAATTTTTAGAAATCTATATACCAAAACAGGAATATAAAACTGTTGATTTTGTTTATAGTAATTTAGATTTTGATGGTACAGATTATCTCATATTTTATGATATTGTACCTAAAACCGACGTTTGGGGTGTTAACACCTGTGGTAACTATAAATTATACCATGAGGTTGATAAAATTTTTGGTGAATTATTAGGAGTTCATAATTGGAGATTGTTTTCAAGATTTAATGATGTTACATATGAAAGAGTTGAAGAATATGAAGAGTCTGAAGGATACACATTATTTAGTCAATCATTTTCTGAAAAACTATACCAGGAATTAACTAAGATTAAAAAAATTACCGTTAATTCTATGTATGCACCATCGGGATCCTTTGATGTTAAAAAAGTAAATGGATTCACGATTGAAGATTTGGAGTATGCCACTGAATTAGGTATTAAAATGGATGTAGATAATATTCAAATTGGAGATTGGGGAAGAGATTATGAACCTGATTTAGAGGATTTTAATCAGGCTATATTGTATGATGATAGAGATATTGTTCGTACAATCAAAGAATTGTATGGTGTTTGGAATGTTATAGATAGTACTGATATGATCGTAGAAGAGATATTTTTCTATGATTAGATAACCTCTAATGAACTTACAATAATAACTTTTTCATATTCACCTATCCATTCGAATGATGTTTTAACTAGATGGTATAAACCATCGGGGTAACTTTCTTCACAGAGTTCTGGTTCGTCAACCGTTAGTTTTAAATCAACTATATAACATTTTTTTTGGGTTGAGAACGTTATAGATGTTAATTTGATTTTTGAATTTTCACCAAATAATAATATTCTATCAGGTCTACAAAGTTCATTAATTAATTTTTCTAATAGCTTCTGGTGTTTCATAGTAAAAAGGGTCACTTACGTGACCCAATTTTGTTTGGTCTTTTATTTTGTTGTATCAACAACTGAGGAATCACAAGGGATTGTATCACAAGCCATAGAATCACACATTGTTGAATCGCAAACTGTTGTATCTACCATAGTTTCATCACCTGATACAGGTTCGTTTTTACTACCGCAAGATAATAAAGCGGCGATTAGACCAAAAGAGAAAATTAAATTTTTCATAGAATATAATTGTTTAAGTATTTTTTCGTATTGTAATAATAATAATTATAAATATTTTGTCAAAGATTAAAATGTTAAAAAAATTAAAGAACTAAATAAATCTTACGTGATATTTATAGTAAAACAGGATAAATTATGGTATTACTAGACACAACCGCAGCAGTTACCAAAACAGGTCAAGATTTTGGTGTATTTACAATGTTAACCGATTATGGTGCATTGGGACTAATCGTATTAGCACTTGGATTTGTTGCTTGGAAATTTATAGACAAGAAGATCAAAGAAGCTGACGATTTAAGAGACAAGTTAGATAAATGTCAACAAGACCTTTATAAAAAGAAATAAGATATGATACTTCAAACAGTACCGTCAGCAGGAATCTTTGATTCTCTGATACAGTATGGTGTTCTCGGTATTGCCACTTTAGGTTTGGGTTGGGTTTGTTGGAAGTTATTACAGAGACAACTTGAGACAGAAGAAAAACTTAACACTAAATTAAACGACCTTGAGAATCGTCTTAATTCTTATGTTGAAGATGATATCAATCAGTTAAAAGATCTTGCTGAAACGAACAGAAAGTCATATTTGGAACTGAGGGATCTTCTTGTGATTAAAAACACAAAGAAATAAGAATATGTTTACAAAAGGAATTATTACCATCAGTATCGTTGTTGGTAGTGTAGGATTTGTTGTTTTCCAAGTTGGGTTTGCGGGTGATAAACACGTCACAGTAGTTAAAGAAAACTTAGAACTCTACAAAGAAAATACGGGTTTAAGAAATGAAAACGAACAACTGAAAGAAGAAAATTCTGATCTTAAAACTGAAAATTCGGCACTATCACAAGGACTATCTGATAGTACAAAAGATGCTATGAGTTCAGCAATTAACTCGGCAATCACTACTACAGAAAAAAAGTATAAAACTCAAATAGATGATTTAAAGGATGAAATCAAGTCCTTAAAAGATGATTTGAGAGAATTAGACACTGAAGGTAAGAAAATTCCTTTGGGTCCATTGAAGAACTAACCATGAAAAAGTTATATTTATTGATTTTCCTTACATTGATGTCTATTATGGCATTTGGTCAAGGTCCGGGTAAACAAAAATATCCTCAGATAAAGTATTATCGAGGTGATAGTGTGGTTATTATTACCTTGGATCAATCCAAAAAAATAGATAGTACCTTCAAAAGCCAAGTAATTGCGTTAGATTCTTTCAAAACCGTCACGGATACTTTAGTTAAGTATAAAGATAGTGTGATAACAAAGTATGTTTATACTGACTCTGTTTTATTTATAACGGATTCTCTGAGAAAAGAATTATTATCTTATAAACAAAAAGTTGAAGAAGCTGCGAAATTAGGTTTATATGTTACATACGATACCATTAAAGAACAAGCAAAATTCTTACCATTTGATAAGGACTTTAAGGTGAATATGAAAGAAACTGAAAACGGAGTTAAGATATTCGCCACTAACTTTTCACAATACACCAAGACAAGAATTACTGTCGGTTGTGGGTTTGCGATGTTGGCTGGGTTGTCTTATGGTATGAATAGTGAGATTATCAATCATCCGGCACAATTTAGAAACACCTTTCCTAATATGGATCCTGCGTTTTGGAATCATATGGGTTGGGGTGGTCTTCCGAGTAGTTGGGATCGTGAAATGAGAATTGGTAATCTTTGGTTTAAGTCTGATCTATGGCATATGACCAAAACTAGTTATATTACGTCAATATCTTTGGCTTTCCCAATAAGTCTTTATGAAACAACTTCTTGGTCACAGATCATCAAAAGAAGTCTTTTAATGTCGGCATCTTATACTGTTGGTTATAATTTAATGACCAATGTGATTATTAAATAATTTATGTATATTTATTAGGGTGTATTACACCTAAATTACTAACAACCTAATATGGAATTTATCCAAAAGAGAATGATTAAAATGATGTCCGATCGTTTAGTTAATCATCTTGATACCAATTGGTCAATAGATGATGTTAAATTCTCTCAATATAGGGACAATTCATTATTTGTTAGATTTAGAGTAAAACGAGGTTTCTTTAATGAAAAAACGTGGAAATGTGAAAAACCAGAATATAATGAAATATTAACTGCTGAAGAATTTGTTAATTGTTTAAATTTTGAAAGAATAACTGATAGAATCAAATTTATTAGAAAATATTTGGATATTGTTAGATCAACATATGTATATTCAGGAACAAATTATAAAGAAGACGATGTGATATTGTCTTGGTCTGTATTAGTAAGTGACTAAATAAAAAACCCACCGATTGGTGGGTTTTCTTTTTGACCTTGTGGTTGTTTAATTAAATTTTTGTTCCGCAGTTCGGACAGAATTTATAACTATCCTTTTTTATTTTACTTCCGCAGTTAGTACAAAACTTTTTTAAGTCTTTTGAATCGTATGGTTTAACCGATGATGGTAAGATCTTCCAAGTCCATTCAGAAAATGAATTGTATTCAAATCTATCTTTTGAAGATACAAATGTTTGATTACTTTCAGCACCTTTTTCTACTCTACCCGTCTCAAGGGAAAGGGTTTTGTTTGACCTTGACCTTGGTGTGTTATAGTAGTTTAATGAACCGCTAATTAAACCGAAACCTACTGAATTTGTATTATACATAATAGGTTCTGACAATGTTCCTGGATTATTTAGAGTAAGAGTTGCGTTCGTTGTTAACCAAGTATTGTTATTATACGTTAGTAACTTATGAGGTGTTTGTTCCTCATTGTAGAAATTTATTTGGATGTCACCATTATTTGATATGGCATCCAAGATCTCGTTAGTACTTTCAACCTCATAGGTATCAAATAAAAATTTATTGTTTGAATCCAAGTATCGTTCCAAGAAGATTCTCTGTCCTGGCTTAATTACGACGCCACCACCTGTCATTTTTGTTCCATTCAGGGTGATAACCGCTAATACTTTATTTTGGGTTGGATTATAAAGTTCGATCTCGAACTCTTGTTTGTTGTCCATATAGACATTTTTACCGTATTGTCTAATTCTTTTCTTATTTACGGTAATGTGCGCCTCGGGATGAGGGTGTGTTGTTGTTTGATAATACATTTTACCTTATTTTATTTTATGTGTTTATTTTAAGATCGTTTCGTTGATTTTCAGGTCAACTCAAAAGTTATTTCTAACTCACGATATTAAACCACAAGGTCTGTAAATAAATATGATGATAATTTTATTTTTGTAAAGAAGAATTTTCTAATTTCCAACCGTTTCTTGCTATGGGTGTTGATTTTGTTTCTTTCATAACATTCTCATACACATCCATTTTTAATTCTGAAAGTTCTTGTTGGGTCGGTGCTTCGGATAAATACAAAGTAGGTTCAAAATATACCTTTTTTCGTTTCTCATCTATTGATAGAGATATGTTTATATTCTCCAAAAAGTTGTGATATTTACTTTTTAACATTTCACAAATAGATGAACACAATTTTCCCTTCATATTTGTAAATATCCTCAAAATTTATTAAATTTGCATTATGAGTACTAAAAAGATTGACGACACTAAATTTGAAGTGACTTATGAGGATGATGAGTGTATCCAAACTTTCACTTACAACACCAAAATAAGTAAAAATGGACCCGTATCATCCGAGATTAAATGGAAACCGGGAAAATATCCCGTTGAGAAAAGAGTGATGAGTGACTTTATTCCGAAAAAAACAACAAGGAATAAAAAATTATGATATTTATCATATATGGATTTACGTGAAGAGATTTCAAGAATAAAGTCGTTGATGGTTGAATCAAAAAAGAGTGATCTTGACCATTTTATTGATTATTGTAAGGATTTTTTGAAACTTAAAGATGTTCCTGATATTGAGTTTAAGAAAGGTTCTGAATTTTCAAAGAAACATAAATCTTTTGGATATTTTGATGATAAGAATGATCAAATAGTGATATCAACCCACAAACGAAACGAGGGTGATATTATGAGGACTATCGCCCACGAATTAGTGCATTACAAACAAAAAACTCTTCACCAAAAAGGGAAGAGTTCTGCAGGATCAAAACATGAAAACGATGCTAATGCAATCGCAGGTGAAATCATGAGAAAGTATGGGAAGAAAAATCCCCAAATTTTTGAATAATTATTTTAAGATCACCTGAATACCGAATTGAAACCCTAACCAATTAATATGGAATTCAGGATTTTCAATATCTTCACGTTTTTTAGTTAAATAATTTCTTTGATAAAGGTGTGATAATGTTAATTCAGGAATCAAACGAATTGTTGTTGTGTCCCACAACCACATATTCTCAAATTTTAACTTAATTTTCATACATATCTTGGTTTTCAGCGTTTAACACATATTCCCTAATCAATTTACCCAAAACCATATCGTTTGGGGTATTTTTAACCAATTCAACAACGTAGATCGGATCTACGTTTTGAGAGGTTTTTACAATTTTTTCATCTATAATCTGTCCCATAATTTAATAATAAAAAAGGGTGGTTAAATTATCAACCACCCCTAAGATTTAATTTTTCTTTAATTCATCTATATCGTAATAGAATGAATTTGTGTCTTCGGTTATCCATCTATTAGAGACGGACTCCACCGATAAAAGCTCGGTATCTACTTTAATGTTTTTTGGTTCAACGGGAAAGTCTTTTGTAACCCAATTTGAATCCTTCCAAAATATTCTATTATTTGGCATACACATTAGGTAACCATCGTCACTCTGTAATACGTGACCACATTTATAATCACTTGGTTCATCACTGTATGGGTTATTTTGCCAATCAACGGTAAACATATAGGTGGCCCAAGCAAATGTTTTGTCTTTCATAATAACTTTACATCGTTTCTCTTTCAGGTATTCGTAAGTAATCACGGTAACATCGTTATCAAAACAATCCCATAGTTGTTTGAAGTGGAATGGAACATCTTGTTTTGGTTCTTTCATATAGATCTCAGAGATTGGAACTCTTGATCTTAACATTCCGTAATCGGTCATTATATGGAAGGTTAATATTTTTCCTGTTATGGATTGAACGGCAAATGCGTAACAATCGTGAAAAATATTGGAATCCTTTTCGTCTTTTGTAAAATACGACTGCTTAACTAAGCATTTGAAAAATGGAATATTTGAGTTTAACATATACCCATAAATATAAAAAAAATCCCCGAATAAGTCATCGGGGAAATGTTAATTTTAATCAATATAGGTGGAGTAAGGTTCCCAACTAATGATTTTGGGTATCATATAAACATTGTGTGTTATCGTATTGTTCCCACCTAGTATGTTGGGAACATTTACTCTAGTTGCTCGATTGATACTTCCAGATGATGTTCCAAACGTGCTTAAAAATTTATTGTGTAGTCGGCCACTAGGTAGAACTTTTATATATACAACAACCGGTTTGTATTGTTTAAATACAAAATTGAAAACATACTGATTTGCTTGTACCGACAAGGTGTAATTGTTTGGATTGATAACTGTTGCCACTCCAAATGTATCAACTTCATAAAGTACAATTTGAATATCCTGAAATGATGGAAAGTAATTTTGACTATTTGTGTGAATAGTCACTTTCATATATTGATGTCCATTTGTCTGAGTGTACCCCACCAATCCAATCAGCAGAAGTACGAATGTTAATAGTTTTCTCATATGGTGTAAATATACAACAAAAATCCCCGAAGTAGTATCGGGGAAATGTTAATTTTAATCAATATTTCTTCTATTATCTATAACTGTAACATCAGGTACCATATAAATATCATATTGACCCAACCAAGTGGTTCCAAGTGGTGTAAAAGGAATAGTAAGTTTCACGGCATGTCTCACACTCAATGATGATAATCCGAATGTGCTTAAAAATTTACCATATAAACGACTTCCAGGTAATAGTTTGGCATATACCACCACTTGTTGTGTTGGAGGGTTTATAAAGTCAATAACATACTGATTACCTTGTTGTGCAACCGTATAGTTAGATAGGATGGTCTGTCTTGCAACACCAAAAGTATCAACCTCATAAAGTAAAATTTGAATGTCGTTATTGGATGGAACAAAGTTTAGACCTCTTGTGTAGATACGTCCGGTAATTCTTTGGTGTGAATTTGTCTGAGTGTACCCCACCAATCCGATTAGTAGTAGTACAAATGTTAATAGTTTTCTCATATAGTGTAAATATACAACAAAAATCCCCGAAGTAGTATCGGGGATTGTCAAATTTTACTTAAGTAGTCCGTAAAAGTGTTTGAAGTGTTTAATTCTATCGGTTAAACCTATTGTACCGCCATTCACTCGTTTTGTTACTGAGGTTACAACTGCTTCGGTATCACCCTTTGCTGAGATCTCATTTAATTTGTTTTTGTGGAAGAACCAAGCTGCGGATAACAACGGATATTTTGTTGCCACCAAATCAGGATTGTTTGTGATATCATCATCAACAAATTTGTCAAACTCTTGATAGTTTGCTTTACCTGTTAATTGGATGTATCCACGACCTCTGTATTTCCATCCGTCTTTTGTTGTTTCATCACCATTACCCATACGACCACCATATACTCTTGATGCAATCTTCTCAGGGTTACGAGCATATTGTTCGTTTAATGTTCCCGCAAAGTATTTTGGAAAAATTTTCTTCAATCCATCTGCAGAGTAGTTTAGGTTTTCAGAAACCGCTTTGAAGTTTCCACTCTCGTGAGCACATTGTGCCAAAAAGTGTGATAATTCTAATGGTGTGTCCATTCCAAATTTTTGAACAACCATCGGGATTTGTGTCAATACCGAATCTGGTATGTGTCCTTTAAGTTTGTTAATATCCAT